ACCAATTCGGATAATTTTTCTTCATTATTATCCTTCAAACCTTGAATAGTTCTTTCAACCAAAACTTTCTTTTCTTGTTTTAGTTTATCTTCCAATCTATTTTTCTCTAGCTCTTCTTTATTCAATTGATATTTCTGTTTAGTTATAACACTCATAACAGAAAATATTTGAATATCCAGCAAATCTTCAATAATGATTCTGCGATCTGCTGGAGTTAGCTGCATAAAAGGAGTGAAGGAAGCCGAACCAAGAATAACGATTTGAGTGAAAGATTTATAATTCATCTTGAGTATGAAATTCTCAAGGTATTCTTGATAATCTTTCGATGCTGAATCTTGATTGATCAGATTGCCGTCAGAATATATTTGAAATATATTCGGCTTCATACCTCTAATAATTTTATAATTTCGACCATTTGTCTCAAATTCTATTTCGACAACACAATCTCTACCATTTACCGAATTAACTAGTTGTGGCTTATTGATTCTGCGAAATGGTTTTCCAAATAGAGAATAGCAAAGAGCATCGAGAATGGTAGATTTTCCGCTACCATTATCACCAATAATAAGAACATTATTATTCTTATTCAATTTAATTTCCGTAAAACTATTTCCTGTCGATAGAATATTCTTCCATCGAATCTTATGAAAAGTAATAATTTCTATTACTCCTTATCAAACTTTTTTTCTTGTAAAGTTTTTTCTTTTGTGTATTTTCTCGGATTACCACACATCCAACAAGAACAAGATTTTCTATTTTCGACTAATTTATTAATATACTTTTCATATTCTTCTTGTGTGAAGTTATCTTTCATATATTTTAAATATGTAAAATTCCTGACTTTATCCAACATACGCTTATGGTGGTGTCTTCTTTCTGCTCTAGTTCTTACCATTTTACATACTCTCGATTGAGATTGCTTCGTTATATATCTGTCTCATGAAGTCTTTCATTTTATCATTATTGACAGGTAATGTCAAGTTTTCAATATAATGATTGAGTATCGTTGGCGTATCTTCTGCTTCATCTATATTCATAGATTCTTCAGTATCTGTAAAATTATTAACATCTTCAATAATAGTTATATCAATAGGAGACACTTTATATAAAGTGTCAATGAAGAGATCAAAAAGATAAGGATCTTTATTAACAGTTACAACCTTAACATAGGTATCTTTTAGATGCGAGTAATCTTTCTTATGTAATTCGGTATCTCTTTTATCATCATACAATATCATATTAAATATTGAATGAGGATTTTTATAGAATTCTACTTTTCTCGTTTCAGTATCGAAAATAGAAAATCCACGGGGATCATTATAATCAGACCAAGTATACTCAGCGAAAGCGCCAATATAGTGAATGTTATTAATACTAGACTTATGATGATAGTGGCCACTAAAGACACTATCATACCTAGAGAACATACTAGGTTCATAACCATGTTCAGAAATAATCGACTTAAGTAATTCAAAGCCGTTAATTTCGAGATGTCCGATAAGTATTTCCGCTTTCGATTCGGCAATGGCTTTAAAAGCTTCTTCTTCATTTGATTCCATTATCCATGGTAAAAGTTGAATATCAAGACCGTCAATGTTAATAATCTGTGGATTGGTATAAATTTTTATATTTGGATATCTGTTTCCAACAACTTCATCGAGGCAATTAACTATATGAGTATTCTTGAAATATATATCATGATTACCGGCGATGATATGCGTCTCATCTACCAGATCACTAATAGTCTCAAGAAAATCTTCTCGGCATCTTTTAGCTGTATGGAAGTTTAAATATTTCCTACGATCAAAAAGATCACCAAGATGTATAACATGCTTGATATTCTGTTGTTTTAGAATGTCATAAAAAAAATCTAACGACTTTTTGAAGTAATCATAAAAGACAGGAGAATCATTCCTGACTCCATAATGAGTGTCTGCTATAAAAGCAATTTTAGCCATTATGATCTTCTCTTTGTCTTTGAATACCTCGCTTGGAATTTGTTAGAATTATATTCCTGATCATACTTGACTATAGCCTTATCGATTGCATCTCTAATAGAGTCCAATCTCTGTCGAAAATTATTTCGAATATGGATATTATCATTCTTATCGAGGAGACTCTTGATAAGAGATTCGACCTGAAAAGGCAGCGACACATCATTTTCCATTTTGTTCCTCATAAAATTTTTGTAGACCTTTAGCTTCTTTACGCTTCTCTTTTTTAATCTGTTCCCGAGTTTCAAACTTCTCCATGAACTGACTAATATTATCATATAACTGACTAGGAAGCAAGTGATTATCATCACTATCATATAAATTATTTCCATTAATTGAAGTAATGATTGTATCGTGAAAATATTTATATGTGGTGTATCTATTCCTTTCTTCTTTGCTTATCCTACGAAGAAAAGCATAATATATTATTTGAGTGAAATATGCAAATGGATTCTGCGTCTTTTCAGGATCAAAATCTTTGAAATACATAATGCAATTTTCAATCCCATCATCTACCATTTCGTCTCTAAAAGAATAATTGATAAAACATGGTTTGTAGGAAAGTTTCTCTGCTATCTTCCAAATACATTCACCTATGTAATTAGGAAGTCTTGGAGGTTCTAAATTCAATTCTTCATTTTGTTTACACTTCTCTCTATACTTCAATATCTCTTGGTAAAATTTCTTATTGTCTACATAATGATTTTTTGCTTTTTTCATAAAATACCTCTTGACATGCTTGACAGACTGTATATAATGGCTATGTCCACTATCAAATGAATTACTTTAAGTATTTGGTAGGTACCTATTAGTGTACTGTTTCAGTATCCTTTTTAAAGTAGTCCTTGATAGATTCAATTAATTCATCTTCATCAATAGTTGTATTATCATCAATTACCTCTTCATGTCTATCTATTCTATCTAATGCTTCATTATAATATTCAATGATAGAAGCACTAGGTATACCAACAGTTAATACCTCATTAGTATAGATTTTGAACATCTGTTCTGTACAGATTCTAGAAAATATCCATTGCATAAGTGATATAGACATTCGAGTTGGTGCTATAGGATTGGACAAATAAACAATCTTCATAGGATCTTGTATTCTATAATGCCATTCATCAAAGTCATCCTTAGGAATCTCTTGAATTAGGCCTATAATATCTTCACCTGTAACCAATCTTAGAAACTTGATCTCCGGTTCTTTTATCATAATAATTATCCTCTAAGTTCGATTTTATATATTTTAAATTTAAACTTCTCTTCTGAGTAAATCTTGATTCTTTCAGAAAAATGTTTTATGGTATAATTCTCATGTTTCTTATGTCTAAGATCGTCCGCTATATCATAAAGTGTAGCAGACTTCTTTGTGTCTGAGGTTCTTAATCCTCTTCCTATCGATTGTAGATTTCTAATTCTGGATTTAGATGGTGAGGCAAATATAATGTTATGCAGATTTGTTATGTTAATTCCTGTAGAGAAGGTGCCGAAAGAAGCCACTATAATTGCATCTTTTTCTTTCTCTACAATATGTCTAATCTCTTCTCTTATTTCAGAATCTGTTGTGCCGTTAACAAAGAATACTTTTCTATTTAGTTGCTTCTTGGAGATCATATCATATAGTATTTTACCATGTTTTTCCACATATTGATATAATACTAAGGTATTACTCTCCAATGAGATAGCTAGATTGGTTATAAATTTATTTCTAGCCTCGTTTAGAATTAGATATTCTATTTCTTGTTGATACGTGAAATTCTTTGCTACTTGACATATGCTATCATTATGTTTTATTAAAAGACATTTTATCATAAAATCTGATAGGTATTTTTTATCCATAAGTTCTTTTGTTGAAGATACTTTATAGACTGGACCAAACAATCCTTCTAGAACCAGTTTATGTGTTTTTGTTCCATCTAATGTGCCTGTTGTTCCTATTCTATATTTTGCTTTCACAAGCTTTGTCATTATCTCTATAAGAGATTTTGCTTTAAATAGATGACATTCATCGCCTATGATAGTATCGAATTCTGAAAAATATTTTTTGTCGAGTTTATATAGAGACTGCCAAGTGGATATTACAAATGGTTTATTTGAATCTTTATCTTGACCCCCAAATATTTTATGTATATTATTTTCAGAGTCGAAACCGTATTGAGAAAAGTCACTATATAATTGATGAACAAGGTTGATAGTAGGAACAATAATAAGGGTTTTATCTGAAAAATTATTGTCGTGAAGATATCTAAGTATTATATAAATTATCAAAGATTTTCCAGAACCGGTTGGTGAAAGCAATAAAGCTCTTCTAGACCTGATCGCACGTATAAAGGCTTCTATTTGATAGTCTCTAGGTAAAACTGGTAGGTTTAAAGTTTTGATATATTGTTCACCCTCAGTTAAGGAAAACTCACTATCATAAACCTCGTCTAGATATTCAAAAGTGTAATTTCTTGCATCGAAGAATTTTATTATTTCCGGTAAAAGACCGCGATATATGGTATTCGTTCGTATATCCCACAATCTAATTTTTCCATCCCAAGTTCTTGCCCTATATTGTGGAGTAAATTGAAATCCTGGGACCTGAAAAGTAAAAGCGTCTCTTAACTCATAAGAGACGCTTTCGGAACAATCGATTTTTATAAAAACTTCGTTTATATTTTTTATAATAATATTATTGGTTACCAATGAATTTTTCCCAATCCATAAACGACCTGATCTGATATGTTCTACTATTCAATTCTTTCAAAACAGACTGGCAAAAATTTGAAATCTCTTCGTTGGCTGCTCTTTTAAGTAGTAATGTATTTAGTTCGGCATCCGCTTCAAGATGTTGTGGAATTTCTTGTTTGATTATAGTTTTCAGTAGTGGTTCATAACCATACTTTTGTAAATCTTCTGGATTGTTTAGGTGTCCAGCGTAATATTCCCATCTCAACTTTTTTCTGAAGTTATATTCAGATATAATTTTTTTGACTATCAGATTATGATGTGTTAGTATAGTTAGATATTTTGAATGTAATGTGGGAATACGAAGAAGTTCTTTTCCAGGTTCTGTCTCGTCGATTACACAATCTTTACTCCACATTTCTATTAAAGCATCGATACTTACAGGTGGCTTCATTATAAACTCCCGCGAAAAATATGATTATTATATATTAATTATTTTCAATTGTCAACTAGAATCTTTCAATTGTGAAATGATCATATCTGAAAGTTAAATCGCTAACGGGGGTTAGATCGGCATTTACTGTTGTATCAAACTGTATAGAACCTAGTGTAACAGGATGACAATTTTTGAATTTGATTCTGAGGTTTGGAACGTTAGAATTAGTATTGATAGTTAGTATACCATCATAGTATTTTTGTTGGAATCTATTTGCATAATCTTTGAACTTGATGGGAGACGTTAACGTTTGAAGCCATATATAAGTTTCTTCCCATGTTCTCAAATCTTCATCGACGAGAAATGTGATAGAAAGAGGATCATACATTAGTTTATCACCATGTCGATATGTATCGGAGAAAGGCGTAGGCACAGAAACTTCTGTTGTTGATATACCAGGAAATAAAACAGTCTGACAAAAATATCTCGCAAAAGGTAATTCTGGTATAACAAAAGAAAATTTGGTAACTTGTAAAAAGTTAGTATTATCTGGTATTTTGGTTAGAACTGATTCATTCGACATTAGTTTAATACCTTATGAAATAGTGCATTCCGAAAATCTTTATTATTATCAGTGCTAATCATAATCTCATGAATAATTGCGTCGATATTATTTTTCCAATAATTTAGAAATTTATGTATACGCGGTATTTCAGGACAATAATCTTCGGTTTGCCATATAAATTCTTGCAATATACTTCTATAATCAGTTCGATAATATCTAATATTAATAGTAACTACTGATACTTTTTTTAGTATTATCATTTACATCAATTATTCTCTAAACTTGTCTTTTAATTCAGGATGCCATGTGCCAGAATAATTTTGCCACTTTGTCTTTGCACTTTCTCTTGCTTTAGCTGCTTTGACCAACTTCAATGAAGCTTCTTTAGGACTATTTTTTAAATCTTCTTCATTATTTTTTCTTTGGCGAACCAACCAAGTAATTGCTTGAACTTGATGAGGATGTGTATAATGAGAATCGCCAATTTTGGCACCAGATCGTTCATTGATATGTTTAGCGGCTTGTATATATGCACTTTTGACTTGATCGTATTTCTTTTTGCTTTTTAATCCAGAAATACCAAATGCTTCATCGGTAATACGAGCACCAGATGCAACGGAATGTGCATGTCTATCCACACAAACTTCTGGCTTATCATTATCTGCGTTGCCACCATGCTCAATAAGATGAGCAAAAGCTCTGACCTTATTGCCTTTTAAAACATCATTATAATGTGTACCTTTAATCATTTTATCAGCAGCATCTTTTTGTTGATTTGAAGCTAAAGTTTTACCATATTTAAAATATGGTTTTTGTTCTTTGCCTCCAACTGCTTTTCTATGTCTAGCAACTCTAGCAGCATGAAGCATATTTGTATGCCAATCTGTTTGAGGACTATAATTAGCTGTTAATCCTACAACTGTATGATGAGGAACACCTGTTGATTTCGCAATAGCTTTTGAAAAATGCTGGGCATCTGAATACCAGTTTCGGCCGTCATGATGTTCACCTTCAGTGGCTTCATCATAGTGTGATACAATATTGCGAAAGTCCACTGGATGATCTTCATGCCATTGTCTAGCTCTAGAAAGATTTTCCGCTGCTTGTACATTTTGTTCAGGAGTTCTTTCTGAAACTTTTGTTCTTTTTAGAACGGCTTCTTGTATATATTTGTGTGTCTTTTTATCGATCATCGAGTATTCTCCGAACTATTATGTATTATTTATTATTTATCTAAACAAAAAACTGAGTTTCCACAGTCCCAGATTCTATCATATCCTTGATCTAACATATTTATGGTTGAAATGTCTATAATAAAAGTAAAAAAAAGGGCGGGAAAATCCCGCCCAATTTATTTTCAATTATTTTTTTTCTTATTATTACATCAGGTTTCTGACGCGGAAGATACGATAGTAAATGTTTTCACTTCCAGAATTTGCAGTAGCATCACGGTCAAGTACTGCGCCTGTACCATCTGCGGTAGCAAATGGGTTAGCAACCATTCCGTAACGAGTCTTAAAGCCAATCTTTGGCTGGAAGGTATCTTGACCAACTGCGCGAACCATCTGTAGAGGAACGTAGGGGCAGTAGAAAATACCTGCATCATAAGGTGAAGTTCCCTTATAGCCGACGGTGCAAAGCTCATCGCCGTTTGAAGAACCACCAAAGTAAGGGTCAATATAGACCTTGACGCGACCATGGAGAAGACCAGCGAAGGTGTTTCCAGTGTCGTCAACGTTTAGGTTAGCTTGAAGAGCAGGTGTATAATCGAGAACACCGGCCATGGCTAGTGCTGAAGCAACATCCGAAGAAACGATAATGATGTTGCCCTTGCCGCGACGGGTTGCCTTGGCAATAGCGTTAGCTTCACGCTCAATTTGGAAAACAAGACCCTTGAACTTCTCAACTGACCAACGACCGTTTGAGTCGGTGTCAAGATCGAATGTTCCAGCGGCGGTAACACCATACTGAGCACCAATCTTAGCGGTACGGTAGATTGTACGAACAACCTCGCGGTTGATTTCGGCAAGAATCTCGGTGCTAAGAATGTTAGCAAGCTCGGTTTCGGCATCAAGACCGTGAACAGCCTTGAGGTCCTGAGCGAGTTCCATGGTGTACTCGGCCTTGAGGGCACGGCTACGAGCGGTAACAGTGACCTTATCGATTGAGAAAGCCATTTCAGCGAATTGGTTTGTACCAAAATCACCAAGAGCTTCGGCCTGAGCAGTTGTCATGCCAGAACCAATGCCGTAAGCAGTGTTAGCAGTTAGCTCTAGAACAGGGTTGGTGTTAGAGAAGCTGGCCTTTACAGTGCCGTTGGCGCCAAGTGCGTTGGTGCCGGCAAATGCAGTGTTGGCCTCATTGAATAGAGCTTCAGTACCAGACTGATTCTTATAGCGAGACTTCATTGCAAAGATAAGTCCAGTAGGACCGGTCATTGGCTGAACGCCGCAAACATCATAAGCAATGAGGTTTGGTAGTGCGCGGCGAACGAGTGAAATTAGAATTGGGTCGTAGTTAGCCATTGGGCTGGCGCCACCGGCAGTAGCGTTGGCTGGTGCAGCTTCTGTTAGATAACCACGCTCTTCGGCAAGTGCCTTCTCTTGGTTCTCAAGAACCATAGCGGTAACTGCACGACGATAGGGGTCCTTAATTTGGGATAGACCGGGATGGTCTAGCACAGGGGCCCACTTATTCTCTAGTTGTTCAGTAAGATACATTTTAGTTCTCCTTTAAATTCTTACTATTATTTATAAATTCTGTTAGTTTGGAAGCTTGCGACCAAGAACCTTTACATAATGATCCATTGGTCCTTTGATTTCTTCGGCAATCAGTGCCCTTCCATCTGCAACCTTTTCCTCTGTATCGACGAGTTCTGAGGCCTTAATAGATGTTGGGAAATAATTTTCGCGAAGTGTCTTAATCTTATCAGCATAAAGATTTTCGTCCTTATACTCGATGCCTTCGGCTAGAGACTTAAGCTTTTCGGCTTGGGTGTCTGTTAGCCCATCAATTGAAGAATTGAGAATTTCTACTCTCTTGTTTTCAGAAAGCATCTTATTAAGAGTCACATTACGCTCAATTTCCTCATTTAGATCAACCTCTAGTTCATCGACCTTCTTGGTTAATTCTTCTATAACATTGATCTTATCTTCTGGAATATCAATGTAATTCTCAGCAAATAGGTTACGTAGTCCTGAAATGAAATCTTCTGTCAGTTCTGTACGTAGACCTGCTTCGATAGCAACATCATTTTCTGCAATCCAGTTTTCAACAACATAATTGAGATAGTCATCGACGTTGTTAGCAAGTTGCTCTTGAATCTTGGCAACTTCTTCTTCAAGGGTTGCGGCAAAAGCTTGCTCAATAGCAGCAATCTCTTCTTCAACCTTAAGCTTGACAGCCGACTCAAAAATTGTAGTAGCCTTGGCCTTAAACTCTTCGGATAGGTTTTCGCCTTCTAGAAGTGCGTTTACATGCTCGGACATATCGACTTGGTAATCTGAATCATCTTCTTCGTTGATGAACTCGAAATTCTCTTCAATTGCAGTGACGATTTCGTCCTCTGAAAGACCTTCAGCAACAAGATTATCAATGAAGGTTTCTAGCTCTTCATCAAGTTCAAACTCTTCATCCATTTCCATCTTCTCATCGTTTTCCATATTGTAATCGTCCATCTTCTTCTTAGAATGTTTAACTTCATCGATCTGATCTTCTTCTTCAAGCTCGATATCTTCTTCCATCATTTCAGCCTTTGCAGAAGCTTCTGGCTTGCCAGCTTTATCGGCCATACGAGGAGCAACCTTCTTCATTCTAGCAGAAGCCTTGGAAGGTCCATCTTGACCTGTGGGTGAAACGAGTGCAGGACCAAGGTCTTCCATTTCTGATGTATCTGGTGCCATAGAACCTGGATTAGCAAATTTACCTTCGGCACCCTTAGAGCCAGGCTTTAGTGTTGCAGCATTTGGTGTCATCTTCTTAGCATCGCGGTCAGGCGCCGCATCATTTGATTCATTGATAGCTTGACCATTTATTACAGCCATCGCAGTTTCGGTAAGGGACTTAGCCATATTTGAATACTCCTTTATTCTTTATTTATTTATAATTCCTAAAGTTTTGATATAAAATTCTCAAAAATTTTCAGTGCCACAGACTCGATGTCTGCACTACTAGCTTCTCTCAATTGCTTTTTGGCGTAATCATAGTCTATTTCTTTCCAACCTTGATTTGTCAGAATCCATTCCGATTGTTCCATAATGCCCTGTACAAATGCATCAGGAGCAGAAGGATCCGCTACAATATCGGCCGCTGTGGCTAGATGAAAATCATCTTGAACTAATTGGTAGCCATTATGTGGTCTAAGAGACCCTACGCCTCTTGTTGAAACACCTAGACTGGCACCACCATCTAAAAGACTCTTCACTATTCTTCCATTAGGAGTATCAAGTATTTTTGCTTTACCAATGAAATTTTTTCCATCAGGATAAAGATTTGTAATCATATGTGAAACACGATCCAGATTTATTGTTGGAGAATCTGGATGACCTAATTCTCCAAATGCTCTATTTTTAGAGACATAGTTATCATTATATCTTTGTACTTCTTTTCCTAGAATATCCATGGGATATACGCGGCCGTTTCTATTCTTTTGTTCGGCCTGCATAAAAATACCAGTGATATAATGTTCTTTTTTGCCGTTTTTTTCTTCGACTAGGTATCGAACATCCGATACTTCTTCTTTAATTAGTTTCATTTTAGATTCCTAAAGCCTTTCTCTTTCTTAGAGACTTTTCCCTTTTCATTAAGGTTCTTTGTAGTTTGGCTCTTCTTTTAATTTTGCCTCTGCGTTGTCCTAGCTTACGCTTGCGTCTTTCAGCGGGCGACATACGCTTTAATTTTCCACCTCTCAATGTATATCCTTGTACATTAGAAATTTTCTTTCTTCTTTGTATTTTTCCGCCGCGAATTCTTGCCTTGATAATCTTAATTCTTGCGGCTTCGTCAAGTTCCTCTTCGGATATTTGTTCTTTATCTTTTTTTGCGGCTTCCATACCTTTTTTGGCGGGATTCTGCCTTTTTGAACGAAGGACCTCTTGGTTTAACTTATCACCAAAATTTTTTTGTGCTCTTTTAATTTCTCTATCTAATGCTTCTAACTTTTTTCTGGACTTTTCTATGTCAGTTTCTTCTGCTATTCTCTCTCTATTCTTTAATCTCTCAACTTCTTGGTTCATATAAAGTTTATCTTTTAATTCTTCTTTAGCTGCATCCATTTGATTAGGTGTGGGGCGCGGGCTAGGTCTAGGAACAGGAACGGTTTCTTGTTCCAATACATCCATTTCTACCTTTTTTTGCGTTCTATTTTGATAGAATTGTTCCATCTTTGCGCCGACCATCTTCTTCATTTCGGCTAGTTTTGTTTCCATAATATTCTTTATTTTAGAATTTATTATTTCTTCGGCTTCACTATAATTTTTATCGTTTATTGCTTCTACTATATTTTTCATTTTAGAAACCTGCTGCTGGACCTTTATTGAATGCTACTGGATCGGCGCTTTGGCCTGCATCATAATCTCTATTATCTTTCTTTATATCAACGAAAAGTGTGAATGTGTCGTTTACTTTATTTGCAACGGTGGAGAAAACTATATCTCCTGTTGAATTTGCTTCGTCTGGATTAAATATTGCCGCTGCTCCTGTAGATCCGGTAACATCAAATCCTAGATCGAAGGCGCCTGATCCTAAAACTACTATTTCGTTATTTAAATCAGGACCTGTTCCGCTCCACTTTAAAGAGATATATCCATTTGAAGTGATACTTCCAAATATTCTTTTGATTGTTGTTCTATAAATTGATTTTGGATGTGTATCACTCACCATAATATAACCATTAGCATTCAATGAATATGCCAATGAAGAAACATCAATTAGGGTTGTATTGGCTTCGGCCGTACCATCTGAAATAAAAACATACTTAATCAATGCTCTCTTTTGGTTGTCAATCAATTTCTGTTCTTTTAGAATATTTGACATATTATTTCCTAATTGTTAAGCACAAAAGAAATTATCTTCTGAAATGATTCTTTATCTTTATTTATCATTTCCTCAAATAGAAGTTGATTTTCTTTATTTAAAGAATTATATACTCTTGTTATTTTCTCTGGGACATTTTCGTTTATTTGAATACTGTGTTGTGAAAAAAGGTCTTTTATATAATTCTCACTAATACCATATGGACTGGCACCTGGACCTTGGGTACTTTGTTGTGCTTGTCTGCGCCAGAGTCTTTCAGCATTAGTTCTTTGCACATCTAATTGAGCCGAACCTGACAAATCTCTACCTTTAAAAGGGTCTCTATATTTGCCTTTTGTGTCATATTTATAACCAGTACCACCGCTTTCACCACTTCCACCATCACTGCCACCAAGTTGGGAACCTAAAGCGTAACCGCCAATTGCGGCGGCTAGTTTACCGCGTCTTCCGGCACGATTTGCTTGTCTAATATTTTTTTGACCTTTTGCCGCGTTTCTTAATACTTTTTTTGCTTTATATGCTCTATAAGCCTTTGAGGCTTTAGCAACTCTAGCAACCTTAGCTGCTTTTGCTGCATAACCAAGCACAGGTACAGCGCCTAAAACATCTAAGCCTGCACCAACATAATCACCTCTTGATAGAGATAAACCGGCTGATGCTAAACTAGCTGCTGATCCAGCAGGACCTGGAATAAAACTTGCTGCATCGGTTGCTGCATCAGCGGCACCGTATGTTCT